ATTAACTTTGGTGCACTATTTTTTGAAAATAATGCACAGTTAGGTGGTGTTTTAGAAATAGCAGGTACACTTTCACCGGAAGCTGCAAGAGAATTAAAATCATCTTGGCAAACAGCGCAAAGTGGTAAGAACGTACATAAAACAGCTGTACTTGAGCAGGGTTCAAAATATACACCAACAACGGTTGAAAATAATAAAGCTCAATTTATTGAAACAAGAAAAGCAGATGATATTGAAATAGCCCGCATCTGGAATGTTCCACCACATAGAATTAAATCTTTGGCTGATGCTACTTATTCTAATATTGAACAACAAGCAATTGAATATGTTGTTCATTCTTTGCAGCCTTGGTTGATGTTAATGGAAGCATCAATCAAATCAAATCTCATTGGTGTAGATAATAATATTTTTGCTGAATTTAACATTCTTGGTTTATTGCGCGGTGATATTAAAGCGCGTTATGAAGCATATTCAAAAGCTCGAAATTGGGGATGGTTTTCAGTTAATGATATTAGAAAACTTGAAAGATTGAATCCTATTGAAGATGGTGATATATATTTACAACCTCTAAACATGCAAGAAGCAGGTGCAACAGATAGAACTGGTGAACAACCAGAAGAGGAAGAAACTGAAGCATCTGTTAAAAAAAATAGCACACTTAAATTAATAGAAGGATCAAAAGATGCTTGACTATATTCTAGGCATTCACCCAGAAGGCGCACAAAATTTTTGTAAAGAAGAAATTAATGGCAGTGAAAAAAAAGCTTTCATTAGTTCGGCCCGTGTAGGTGGTTCCATTGCTGTGCTTCCAATGATGGGTGGTATCCGGCACAGGGGTGGTTTTATGGGCACCAGCATAGAAAGCTTTCGTGAAAGGTTTAGAGCTGCTGTGTCAAATCCTGAAGTTAAGGCCGTAGTTTTTAATGTTGATAGTCCAGGGGGCACCGTGTCCGGCGTTCCTGAACTGGCAGAAGAAATATTTCAAGCAAGATCACAAAAACCAATTATAGCAGTTGCAGATACTATGGCAGCTTCTGCTGCATATTGGCTTGCCGCCGCAGCGTCAGAAGTTGTTGTAACCCCTTCAGGTTCCGTTGGGTCAATTGGTGTTTTTGCTATGCATGTTGATCAATCAAAAAGGCTTGATGATTTTGGTCTTAAAGTTACATTAATTTCTGCTGGTAAATATAAAGTTGAAGGTAATAGTTTTCAACATATTACCGAAGAAGCTTTTGCTCAAATTCAGAAAGAAGTAAATGATGTTTATGAAATGTTTATTTCTGATGTTGCCCGCTTTCGTGGAACCGATGTTGAAACAGTATTAAATAATTTTGGTCAAGGTCGAATGGTAAGGGCAAAAGATGCCATTAAAGTAAATATGGCAGATAGTATTGACACTATAGACAATGTAATTAATAATCTGGTAACTGTACAACAGAACCGAACGAGAGCGAGAGCGAAAGCGAGAGCGCAACTTATTTCTATTTAATCACGGCGGTTCGTGATAACAATTTAGCTAATTACCGGGTAAGCTAAATTGTCAAACACCTGGTGGAGTCAAAATCATGAAAGTTCATGAACTAAAAAAGAAGCGGGCCGCTTTCAAGGCAGATGCCAAGGCGCTGTCCGTAAAGGCTGCTGATGATTCAATTGAATTAACAGCAGAAGATTATAAGTCTATTGATACACTTGAAGCTGATATGGAAGCACTTGATAAAAAAATTGAAGCTGCTGAAAAGCTAGAAAAAATTTCTGCATCATTTGCAAGTGATGATAAATTTAAAAGTGTTCCAGCATCACCAAAATCTGCTAAAGATAAAGAGCAAGATGGTTTTAATGATATTGGTGAATTTGCTAATGCTGTACGTAACTTTGCAATGACTGGTGCGGGTGATGATCGTTTACAAGCGCAAGCACCGACTGATTCACATCAAGAAAATGGATCTTCAGATGGTCATATGGTTCCAACTCAATTTAGAATGGATATTTGGAAACTTGTGACTGAAGGTGATGGTTTCGTTAATATGATCACCACAGAAGACACCATTAGTAATAATGTTGGTTTGTTACGTGATGAAAGTACCCCTTGGGGCAATCTAGGTTTACAAGCATTTTGGTCCGGTGAGTTAGAACAGTATACACCATCCAGATTGGAAACCGCTGGGGATATTTTAAAACTGCAAAAAGTCTATGTATTCGCAGAAGCATCTGATGAATTACTTGAAGATGCACCACGGTTGACTTCCCGACTAACACAAGGTGCCGCTGATGCAATCAATTTCAAACTTGATGAAGGTATTTATAGTGGTAATGGTGCAGGAAAGCCTGAAGGTATTTTAAATTCTGGTGCCTTAATCAGTGTTGCAAAAGAAGGTGGGCAATCTGCTGATACTATCGTAGCAGCTAATGTACTTAATATGTATAGCCGCCAATGGAATATTCGCAATTCAGTATGGCTTGCAAATATTGACATCTTCCCGCAAATAGCACAAATGACTATTGGTGATCAACCAATGTTCCAGCCGCCAACAGGTATGGCAGGGGCACCATTTGGTACACTAATGGGTAGGCCTATTCTTTATAATCAGCAATCTGAAGCTTTAGGTGATGTTGGTGATTTGGTATTAGCTGATATGAAAGGCTATTATGGTATCAAAAAATCAGGCGGTGTTAATTTTGCCGAAAGTATGCATCTTTTCTTTGATAGAGGTGCCCAGGCTTTCCGCTGGACATTCCGCTTTAATGGGCAGACATTTATGTCTCAACCTGTAACCCCAAATAAGGGCAATACAAAATCTCATTTTGTTGCTCTAGCAGAAAGGGCTTAAGATCATGGGAAATATTAATATAAATCTTTATGAAGAAACTAGTATTGTTGGTGTTATCGATCCTGATGCATATGCAGCTGGTGCAGTATCTACTGGTTGGATTGCTGCAAAAGATATGTTTTCTTTTATGGCAATCATCATGGCAGGTACTCTTGGTACTTCAGCAACACTTGATGCCAAGCTTGAACAGGCTACTGACGGTTCGGGTACTGGTGTAAAAGACATTACTGGCAAAGCAATCACACAGCTTGTAAAAGCATCAAATGATGATGATCAAGCGGTGATTAACATTAAGCAACAAGATTTGGATATTGAAAATGATTTTACCCATTTTCGGTTAACAATGACGGTTGCAGTTGCAACAAGTGATGCCGGTGCCGTAGTTTTTGGTTCCGCTTTCCGACACGGTGATGGGTCAGATAATGATCTAGCCTCAGTTGTGGAGGTAGTGTAATGTCATCTCGTAATGTAAAATTTAATCAGGATTACACTGTTAAAGATGCAGAAGGTAAAAAATATGTAAAAGACAAAACATATTCAATGTCTGAAGCATCTGCTAATCATTTTGCAAAGCGTGGCATTGCTGAAAAAATCAAAAATGATGCTGAAAAGAAAGCGGAAAAGCAAGCTAATGACGCTTTGAAAAAAGCAAATGACGCTGCACAATTAGCAGAAGATGTTGCCGCCGCTGCTGGTGCATCAAAAGATGCTAACTTAGCAGTTATTGATGCTGAAAATGATCTTGCAAATGCTGATGATAAAGATAAAGAAGGTGCAGCAGCTTTGCTTAAAGACGCTAAGAAAGTGTCGGCTGAAGCATCTAAAAATCTTAAAGAGCTTGAAAAGTGAGCTTTGATCTTAAAAAAACAACGGCGGTCATTCAGTTGACCGCCGATGTTTCACCAAATTTAATAAATGGTGAAACCGTTACAGGTACACCAACAGTTACTATTGAACCTACCGGAGAATTAATAGCAAGTACCGTTGATTTTGCGGCGGCTCCAATAGCCAAAGCAGATTTTAGTGCAGGTAATTCTGGTGATAGTTATTTAGTTGTATTTTCTTTTGTGGTCATATAAATGACACTGATTTTAAAAACAGCACCGGCCACGCCTTTATTTACACTTGATGAAATAAAGGCGCATTTATGTTTGACAGATGATTTTACAGCATCTGATGCATTGATTACAAATATGGGTGATGCGGTTACGAGTTATCTTGATGGTAATGATGGTGTTTTAGGCCGTGGATTAATTACACAAACATATACAATGATTATGAATGATTTATTTGGTGTAATTCATATTCCATTGCCGCCGTTGCAAACAGTCGATGAAATACGCTATCTCGATACCACAGGTGCACAACAAGTATTAGATGCTTCTGTATATCGTGTGGTTTACACTGGTGCCGTTAACAGACGTGCAATTATAACTCTAGCTAATAATCAATCATGGCCTTCTGTTGATCATCAAATAGGTGCAGTGGAAATTGATTTCACATGTGGATATGGTGATAGTTGGAATGACATTCCAGCAAATACCACAAGCCTTGCATTAATGTTATTAGCATCATTATTTGAAACACGTGAAACAGAAATTAAAGGTTTATCTTTTGATGAAAACCCTGCATTTGAAAGAGCAATAGTTTTAGCTAAATATCAAGAGGCGGTCCAGTGACTTGTGGAAGAACATTAATTGAAATTCAAAAAAAAGTAAAAACACCTGATGGTTCCGGTGGTAATACAGTAACATGGAATAAAGTTATTTCCACTTTTGCAAATCCAAGATTTGTTAAGGGTGTTGAAACCACACAGTCAAGTGATGGTGACCGTGTAGCCGCCAAACAAACATGGTTGATAAAAATTAATTTTATAGACGGTATAAATACTGCAATGCGTGTTGTGTGGAACGGTGTT